CCGTCGCCTTTCTGCTCGCACATCGCGATGAGGCGGTCGCGGCGCGCGATCACGTCGTCGCCGATCAGGAAGCCGGCGAGCGTGATGCGGCGCGCCTGACGGCCCAGGTCCTCGATCCACGGGGTGTCGCGGAAGGGGTACTCATGGACCGCGTTGCGCCGGCCGAACTTGGCCTGACCGCTGACCACGCCGAAGCTCACGCCGCGGTAGCTCGCCGGCTTCAGCTGCGACCAGAACGGGCCGCTGGGTTTCTTGGGATCGCTCATGGTGGTGTGGTCCTCACATCGGGGTGTCGGTGGTTGGGCTGGTGCCGTGGTGGTGCGCGTTGTAGGCCGCGCGCATGCCGGCCATGCTCTTGGCGCCGCTCTGGTCGAAGACCTGGGGCGCGGTCACGCTGGTGCCGCTGGTGATCGCGCCGTCGACCTGCAGCGCGCCGGTCATGTGCACACTCGGGGCATCGAGCAGCACGCTCGGCGTGTTCGTCAGCTGCACCGGCAGGCCGCCGCCGTCGATGCGGATGCCCGCGGCGCTCAGGTAGACCTTCTGGCCCTTGTCGTCGCTGATCGCGACCTCGCCTTCAGCCAGGCCGGTGAGGCGGTAGGTGCGATGGCCGGTCGCGATCACCACGCCCGCGGTGCGCTCACCACCGAGGAACAGCAGCGCCGCGTCGGCGCCGGGCGGCGGGCTCGACTGGAAACCGTACTCGGCCAGCCGCGGGGTGTTGTCGCGCACCTCGGCGGCGCTCAGCTGCACCTGCAGCGTCTGCGTCGCGCCGGTGTCGTCGATCAGGGTGATGATGCCGCGGCCGAGTGCCAGCACCAGGCGCCGCCACATGCGGTCGATCGAATCGAGCATCACTTCTTGCTCCCGAGCTGCACGAGCTCCGCCTGGATCGGGAAGGCGGGCAGCGTGGGTTGCACGAGGAACGCATCGGGCGGCATCAGCGTTACGTCGCAGGCGGTGCCGTTGGCGTCCATCCGGTAGGTCACCTCGCTGATGGTCCAGCTCTTGTTGTCGAGCTTCAGCGAGGGGATGTTCAGCAGCGCCAGCGTGTTGGGCGCGTAGAGCTGGGCGTTCGAGTCGCGCCAGCTGTCGGTGACCACGTGGACCATGGCGCTGCGGCCGTAGCGCCGGCAGGCCTCCCACTGCGCGCGGTCGATGGCGTTGTCGATGCCCATGCCGCTGGCGACCTCGGCAACGATGTAGCGCGGGCGGTAGCGCTGCACGCCGGCATCGGTGTACTCGCCGAGCTGGAATGCATCGCTCTTCGTGGTGGCGCGCAGGTCGGGCAGGAAATCGAAGTTGAAGCGCACGGCGCGGTAGACGCTGAAGCGCTGATCGGCGCCCCAGGACGCCGTGGCCTCCTGCACGTTGAAGGTCTCATCGAAGCCGGACCCTGCGCGCTGCGTGTTCGTGCGTGCGAGCACCAGGTTGCCGTCGGGCGTCTCATAGGCGAGCAGCTGGCTGATGCGGCACAGGCGCTCGATGATCTCGAACGGCGTCTCGCTGTAGTTCAGATTGAACCGAGGGACCGTGGCGTTGCCAACGTCGCCCGAGACCTTGATGCCGAAGGGCTTCGCCAGCGCCTGCGCGATCTCCAGCACGGTGCCCTGGATGAACTGGCCGCTCGGCCACTCCGCGGAGCAGTCCACCAGGTCGCAGCACTTGCCGCGGCCCACCAGCACCACGCTGTGGCCCTTGGCGGTGATCGTCGGCACCACGCGGTCGACGTAGCCGGTGATCACCGTGTCGCTGCCGATGCGCACCTCGCACGGCTGGCCCGGCAGCACCAGCATCTGGTCGACCTCGCCCGGGTAGCGCTCGGTCATGCCGACCTGGAAGTCGCTGGGGCACCGCTCGATGCCGCGCGTGATGCGCACCGAGGTCCAGCCCTTGAGCGCCTTCCCGCCGACCACGATCGTCACGTCGTTGCTGATCGGCGGCTGGCGCTTGCCGGTGATGGTGACGCGCTGCACGTCGCTGCTCATGGCGTCACCCCGGTGGGCATGGTGTAGCTGACCCGGGTCGCGATGAACTGCGACGCCGGCCCCTTGGTGTCCACCCGCGTGCCGGGAGGCGCGTTGGCGACGTTCACGTTGACGGTCACCGCCTGCGCAGCGGCCTGGTAGTCGCCGGGTGCGAACGGCTGCCGGCCGCCCTGCTCGTGGCGCACCATCGCGGCCATCAGGGTCGAGAGCGTCTTCGGGTCGTTGAGGTTCAGCGCCTGGTCGTGCGCGAAGCCGGTATGCTGCACCAGGTCGGCGACGTAGCCGGCTTCGGTGGCGGGGCTGTTGCCCGGGGCCTTGCCGTTCGCGTACTTGCCGACGATGCCGTCGATCGTGTTCAGGTGGTCGCGGTTGAAATACCGGCCGAGCTGCGCGCCCATCGCGCGCAAGCCGACATCCATCGACGGGAAGGTCTGGAAGGCGCCGCCGCCGGGCACCTCCAGATTGCCGGGGTTGTTCCACCGGACAGTGCCACCAGTGGCCGACGCCGGCGAACTCGGTGCCGTCACTACGCCACTCGACATGTGCTGCATCCGCTTGGCGCGGGCCGCGGCGTCCGGTGTCAGTGTCACCTTGTCGCGCATGAAGTCTGGGCCGTACATCCCCCGGGCGAAGTCCTTGAAGAACTGCACCGGACTCATCATCGCCGTGAACGTTTTGAGGGACTCCGACAGTACGGGCATCACCTGGACGCCGACCACGTTCGCGAAGCCGGACCAGCTAGCCGACAGTTCCAGTGCAGCCTCGTTGTACTTGCGCGCCGCTTCCAGCGCCGGGCCCGACTGAACCAGGCCGAGCTCCTTCGACTTGTTGATCCAGCGCTGCAGCGCCTCGGGCCCCTCGCGCAGCAGCGGCAGCATTTCGGAGAGGCCCAGGTTGCTGGCGGCCTCCCATTGCAGTTGCGGGTCTTCGATCGCCGCGATGGCCTTCGCCATGTCGTAGAACGCGGCCCGGCTATCGATCGCGCCTTGCTTGGTGTTGCGCAGCTTCACGCCGAGCATATCGAGCGTGTACTGCGCGGTGGAGTCGCGCCCGAACTTCGCGTTCTGCAGCGTGCGCGCGAAGGCGGCGAACGAGTCGGTCATCGCGTCTTCGCTCAGGCCGACCAGCTTGGCCGCACCGCGGAACTCCTGCAGCGTGTCGGTGGTGACGCCGATGGTGCGTGCGGTGCGCTGGATCTCGAAACCCGCGCGGCCCCAGCGCACGCCGAGCGCAACGGCTCCTGCGGCCAGGCCTGCGACGCCGGCCGTTGCACCGATCGCGCCGGCACCGAGGTCGGTGATGATGCCGGTGCTGAAGCTATCCAACACCGGGTTGGCGATGCCGAAGCTGCGCGCCACGCTGAGGCCTGCATCGGCCAGCGCGCGCATGCCCTTGGCGGTCTTCTTCAGGCGGTCACGGTCCAGGTTCTCGACTGCTTCGTCGATCGCACCGAGGCGCTGCTTCACGGTACCGACGGCAGAGCCCGCGTCCTTGCGCAGCTTGGCGAAGGTCTTGGAGAACCGATCGATCGCGCTGACCTCGATCTTGAAGTTGTTGCTCATTCAGAGCCTTTCGTGATCTTGTGGGCGGCCTCAAGCCACTGCAGCAGCTCGGTCCGGGTGAGCTCCAGCGCATCGCGCGGACCCCACCCGTAGAACTTGCTCACCGTCGCGATCAGTTCGAACGGGACGGCGCCGAGCTGCTGAATTGGGCGAAAAAATCCGCGCACCTCTGCGCGTCGCGTTGCGTGAGCTGATCGACGGCCAGCGGCGGCACGTTCGCCGTCAGGTGCACCAGCATCGCGAGCTGGTCGAGCACGCCGGGCAGCGCCTCGGCCTTGCGCAGCTGGCCCAGCGTGGGCTCGGTGAGCTTCAGTTCGGCGAACTGCACGGAGCCCACGTTGACCGGCTTCGCGAGGGTGATGGTCGTTTCGGTCTGGATGGGCGCCGGCGCGGGTTGCTGCTCGGTGGTGGTGGTGTCCATGGTGGTTGTCTTTCGTGGTGGTGGGGTGATGAAGTGCCGGCTCAGTTGCCGGCGTAAGGGCTGCCGTCAAGGGGATCGCGCAGCAGCTGGTGGCCCATTTCGGCGTCCAGCTGCTCCACGCCCGGGTACTCGATCTGCCCGTTGACCATCCGGCCGCCGGGGCGCGTCAGCGGGTTGTTGCGGAAGGGCTTGAAGCCTGGGGCTGGGGCTGGGGCCGGCGCCGACGCGGCCGCGGCAGGTTGCGCGGGAGGGTCGACAGGCTTCGTGCGGGGAAGGCTCTTCGGCGTGCGGTCACGCTCTTCCTCGGCGCGGCGCTGCGCTTCTTCGGCTGCGCGCTGATGGATCGATCGCCAGCCCATCAGAGCCCGCATGGCCTTCGCCGGCTCGGCCGCGAGTTGGCGCGCGGCCATCAGGGCGTTGTCGTCGGGCCAGTCCTCGACGAGGTCGCTTGTCGTCGGGAACTCGGTCAACACGCCCGGCACGCGGTGGGTGTTGAGGTGATCCGCGAACTTCGTGCCATGCAGCAGCGCCTGCCCGTTGGCGGGATTGCCGATGTGCAGCTCCTGCAGGGCCATCGTCACCGCCTGAGCTTGTGCACCGGACGCCACTGCCGCAGCAAACTGCAGCAACGGCTGCAACCCCATCACCGCGGCGCGAAGCTCAGCAGCCACCAAGCAAGAAACCGCAGCGCGATAGCTCGTCAGCGCCGCTTGGTACTGCTGCTTCAGCTCACCCACCAGATTCGCGCGCTGCGCGTCGCGCTCGATCAGCAACTGGATCTGCGGCCCCTTGGTGCAGTTCGCCCGCTCGGCCTCTTCCAGCTGGGCCCGGTGAGCCTTGATGGCGGATGTCAGGCGCTTGCGCTCCGCCTCGGTTTCGGCCACGGCGTGGTCAAGCTCGAGCTGGGCGACGGCCTTCCGCGCGGTCTCGGCCGCCGCTGCAGGGTCCTCTGCCTGCAGCTTGGCCAGCAGCGCCGCATCACGCTGGCCTTCGCGCAGCACCTCGTCGATCCGCTGCTCCAGCTGTGCGAGCTCGGCGGGGAACAGCGCAGCGCGTGCGGCATCGGGGTCGGTCGCGGCGTTGAGCAGCGCGCGCGCCGCGTCGGTGGCCGGGGTGAACTTGTCGGTGGTCATGGGTTTCCTCTGGCCTTCAGGCCGTGAATGCGGCGGTGCCGCGGTGAATCGGCGCGGGCAGCGCCCGGAAGATGCGCGCCTGCTCGGCGAAGTGCGCCTGCAGGTCGGCATGGAGGTAGTCGGGCATCGCCAGGGCCTCGGCGATCAGCGCATCGCGTTCGGCATCGCTGTCGCCGCGGGCGGCGCAGCAGCGGCGAATCGAGCGCACCATCTCGTCTGTGTGGACGCTGGTCGCGCGCGGGCGCGCCTCGCCGTTCGGCATGTGCTCCGGAATGACGGCGCTATGCATCACGCACCTCCCAAGCTGTAGGGATCGACCGGTGTGGTCCGTTCGTCGGTAAAGCGCAGGCTGGGCTCGTGGAACCAAAGCATCACCCGGCCTTCCCATGGGCCGTTGCGCTGCTTTTCGACCGTCACGAGGGCGTCGTGCTCCGCGAGCGCGTCGAAGTCGTGGGCGCAGGCATCCAACTTGGCCTTCTTGCCGCGGTTCATCCAAACGCTCACCACGTTGTGGGCCTGGTCGGAGATTGCAGCGCTGCCGCGGATGTCGTACTTCGACGGCGGCTTCGACTCGTCTCCGCTGGCCGGCTTTCGGGCGTGCGCGACGAGGTGGAGGTGCATCGTGGTTTCCTGCGCCACGCGCACCAGGTCCGTGGCGAATTGCTTCTGCTGGTCGAGATGCTCTTCGGACGCGACCACCATCATCAGGCTGTCGACGAAGGCATGCTGGCCGCCGAACTCCGCGGCGAAGTAGCGTAGGACCGCGATGCACACTTCCGGCGTGATGCGCCCCATGTGGTCGAAGATCCATAGTCGGCCATCGCTCCAACGCGAGAAGGCTGCCACCTGAGCTTGGCTCGGCGATGCAACACCGAAGAACTGCCGGGCCATGCGCCACAGCGTGTCAGCCGGCCGCATCTCCATCGACATCAGCAACACCCGCTGGCCCTGAGCGCAGAGATCGAGCGCGAGCTGTCCCGTGAACATGCTCTTGCGACTGCCGCTGAATCCGTGGAACACGGAAACTTCGCCGGGCCTGAACTGGAAATCGGCGCCCAACTTGCGAAGGCGGCTGTGCGCATGGATGGTCTGCTCGCGTTCCGGGTTCGCCAACTCAAGCAGCTCGTCTTCGAAGACGCTGGCATTGCGCACCTTCACCGCCGGCTCGGTTGCGCGCAGGTAGGCCTCGAAGTCGAGGCTGTCAGCGATCGTCTGCGCCATCGTCGGCTCCCGTATCGATCACGCCGTCTTCGGTCACGCAGATCACCCGGCTCGCACCGGCGCGGATGACTGCATCGCGCAACCGCTTCTGTCGCTCGCCGCTGCCCAACACGTGGACCAGCAGCCCAACGACACACCGCAGATCCAGGCGCTGCAGGTTGTCGTTCGGGTCAAGTTGCAGGTGGGCGTACTCCGGCGTGTACTTGGGCCACTCGCGGAACCACCACGCCGGCCAGCCGCCGTCTGCATCGAAGAACACCGCCTTCGGGGCGACGCCGCCGAGGCGCATCTCGATGAGCGCTTCGTGACCCCTCATCGCTCCATCCCCGCGAAGATGTCGGCCGACTGCGGGTTGCCGCCGCGCAGGCCGTTGCGTGGAGCACTCCCGCTGCGCAGCCCAGCCCAGTCCTCACGGATCGCCTCCTGGAACGCTGCGTCCCAGTCCGCGTAGGCATAGCCACGCGCCGCCGCCTTGCCGCGGAAGGCTTCGAGGTGCTGGTCTAGTTTGTCGAAGCCCTTGTCGGCGGCCCAGGCCCGGACGCGATCGCTGACGCCGAAGTTCGCCGGCATGGAGGTCTTCGCGGAGCTTGCGCGTTTCGGCGTTCGGCGACTCGTCGACGAATCGCCTACTCCCTTCCCCTCCCTTCCTTCCCTTCCTTCCGCGGGGTGATCGTCGGAGACCGTTCGGCGAGGGTTCGACGACTGCTCGGCGACATCTGTTCGGGGAGCGTTCGACGACTGGTCGGCGACCGGGCGGCGATTGATCGCCGAAATCTGCTCGGGCGGTTGGGGGTAGCGGAGGGACGGCTTTTCAATCTTCTGCAGGGTGAACCAGTCGCGCACGAACCAGTAGCTTTCGCCATCCGGGCCGGTGAACTCACCCAGCAGTCCCGCTTGCAGCAGCTCCGCGACCCACTCTGCGACCTGGGCAGCGCTGAAGTCGTCCATCGGGAACACCTCGGCCTTGAGCGTGCGCGGCTTGGCCGGATGCACGCCGCCGTCGTCGCAGAAGCACTGCATGTAGGTGAACGTCAGGCGAGCGGTCGGCGAACAGTCGGCGAGTCGCTCGTCCGTGCACGAGTCGGGCTTGACGCTTCGGATGCGGGCCATCTATCGCACCTCCGCCTGTCGAGCGAACGCCAGGACCTCTTCTAGCGAAGCGCAATGGCGCGTCAGGTTCCAGCGGCTCAGAAGAAAGGTGCCATCGGTCAGCTCGTGCACGGCGATGCCCGCATGCAAGGCGAGCTCGGCACGCGCCGTCTCGAAGACCTTTTGTCGCTTGTCATCTTCGACGCGGTGCGCGGTCGTCGTCATGCCGCACCTCCCTGCATCGCGCGACCGACGCGCAGCGCAGCCCTCACCTGGCCAGCCGCCGCCGGCCAGCCGCGCTCGCGGTCGCGCAACCACGCCTGGGCGATCAGCGCGGCGCGGCGCACGCTTCCAGTGGTGACGCCGCGGGAGCCGCCGTCGGTGAGGTGGATGCGCGCGCTGCGGTGCTTCTTGGTGCGAGTGGCCGTGATGCCATGCGATTGCAGCTGATGCTGCAGCTGGGCGAAGCTCATGGCGACCGGGGCGGCCGACTGCAGCGCCAGCACGCGCGGGCCGTATAGGCGCACCATCGCGCGGTGGACCACGGGCGGCGAGCCGTTGTGGGTATTGCTCATGGCGGCCGCCCTACTGCGCGCCGCCCTTGTTCGCCTGCTCGCGCAGCCAACGGCGCACAGGGCCTACTTGCCAACGGGCGCAGCGCGGGCCGAGCGACACGCGGCCGGGGACGTGCTCATAGACTGCGGTCTTGCCCAGGCCCGTCAGGGCTTTCACGGCTTCGAGATCGATGAATGCGTCGTCGTCCTGCGGGATCGATGGCGCCGTATGCGCGGCGAGCGCCTTCGCGAGTTCCTCGCGGATCAGCGAACGCAGCGCACCCGTGGGGACGTTGAGGAGTTGCGGCGATGGTGTGGGCATGACGTTTCAGCCGTAGTTGCTGAACGTCACTTTGCCCGCTTGCGTTCTCCTGACGTGAGCCGATGGATACGCGGATTCAGTTGCTCAAAGACTCGTCCCTTTGAAGCAGCGCTTCAGATCCTCGGGCAACTCAATGCCGTATCGGCGATCCAATCCCATCGCATCAACCCGCTCAAAGACCACCACCGCGCGATGAAGATCCTTTCGGCTGGCCGGTACCTCGTCGGGCGCGTCTGAAAGAAGGGGACCACGGATCGTCCACTGCCTCTCCATGGCCGGGCACCATTTGCGCAACTGGGAGGCATCAGGCGCCCCATCCACGAAGCCGAGTCTGTCGCAAGCTTCGCTCCGCTTCATGTTGAACCAAACCTGAAGCGCATGTACACACGCTACCCAGTGAAGCTTCTTGAAGAACTCTTCGCTGCTGCCACCCTTCGCACGGGCAAGACCGAACGCGAGGTTTGCGTTGCCCGTTCTCGCCGCCTCACGCAGAGCCTCCACCAGCCATGCAGCGACCGGTGATGAGAGTCGCTGATGTACAAGTCGCGCGGCGCTCATAAGCAGCGCACGGGTTATCAGGTCGCGTTGCTCTTGATCTCTCTCTTCACTCCAGCGCGCCACATCGCGTCGTTCCAGGACTTCCCGGTACATGGCGGTCACGTGTGCACTGTGATTTCCAGCGCGTGCGGCTGCAGCGTTCCTAGCGGCCACCGCAGCCTGTAATTGCGCGCCGTGCCATTGCTTGAGCGCTTCCAGATTTGGTGGCGCTGCCTCGCCCGATTCGCGCTCCATAAGCCTCATAAGCAGACGCGCCACGGTATCCAGCGCTTCATCATCACTTACAGGGTCACGTGGAGGCGACGCTCGCTCTTCTTCACGCGGACGGTGACCGCTCGCACGTGTCGTCGGCTTGCTCGTTGCACCGCTCCTGGGTGCACGTGTAGCGGCCCTTCGATTGCTCGGCTTCGACGATTTGCTAGGCAAGTTGCATCCCTGGTTCTGGAGGGAGATCGCGCCAGGCAAGAGAGGCGAGAGGCCTCTCAATGAACGCGCCAGGGCACGACCGGAATCGAAATCTACCGCGCCACAGGCTCCTCCACGATGTCGCGGAGCTTCAGCGTGGCATACCGCTCGGGTTCGAGACCTCCGCAGAAGCCGAGTGCGTCGGTGAGCACCGCGGCGAAGCCGTCCAGCAGCGTCGGGTCGGCGATGAGGCGTTGCAGGTACTGGCGCGCGAAGTTGGCCTGGTGCACAGCCTCTCGCTCGTCGGCGCGGATCGAACGGTCGCTCGTTTCATCGACCCGCTGGGCCTCGCGCAGCATTTCGACGGCGAGGTCGCGGCCGCGCAGCAGGTTGGAAAGGCTGGGGGTGTGGGTGGTGCTGTTCATGATCTGTGGTCTCCGGGTAAGTAAGGGTCAACGCGCATAGGTCACCGTGCCAGCGCAGCTTGCGCTGCGGCCTGCTCATTGAGCCCGAGCAGGAAGAGGATCCAGTCCTCAGTGATGCCCGGCCACCTCCATTCCTTCTTTGCCGAGCAACGCTTCGCCTTCGGCTTGCTGCTGTTGAGCGGCGCCTTAGCGCTGCGCTTCGCGATTGCTGCCGCTCCGGCGTTCCGCCGGGCGGGCTTCGTGGGTTGCTTCATGCTGATCTCCTTGTGGCATCGTTCGGCGATTGCTCGTCGCTGGTTGAGTTGGCGGCCCGCGTGTTCCACCACCCGCTGGGCGCCCCGGGGGCGGAAACGCTCGCCGGCGTCATTTCGTTATGCCGACCAATACTGATGGTGCCCACGAGGCGAGCGCTTGGATGCTTCCGCCTCACGCC